CAATCTTATGCAAAATCATTTTCTTAACCTAACGTCCAATCGCAGAAAAAGTGGAGACACCGTGTGGTATGTGTCAAAAATTGCAATTGACAACAAGACAGTTAAGTTTACGAAAAAGGATCTGGAAACTATGGATTTGTTTACTGACCTCATTACCGATGAAAATAAACGAGTGTCCGATGCCTACCACAAGGCAAACGATAAGAAAGAGACAGATAAAATTACTGAAAAAGTAATTAATGATCTTGAAGACGACCCTGCTACCATCCTTGCATCCTAATGTCTAACTCTATATTAAACAGAGTTCAGATGTTCCTTACAGAGGCCAATACGGCCTCTGTACAGGTTTCTAGCACTATCATTCAGGAATTTGGAGAGGCGTGCAAAGCAGCTTTTAGAAGACAGTTTACGGATAAACGAGATAATAAATTTAAAATAAGAATGTCGAGCATTGGCAGACCCTTGTGCCAACTGCAAATGGAAAAAATGGGAAAGGAACGAGAGCCTCTTCCATACAATGTAAAAATGAGAAATCTTTTTGGGGATATGATTGAAGCTGCAGCCATTGCCATCTTAAAAGCATCTGATGTTAGAATTGATGAAGAGCAAAAAAGAGTAAAGTACAAATTCAATGGAGATGAAATTGATGGGTCATATGATGTAAAAATTGATGGTCGTATATGGGACATTAAAAGTGCATCACCAATGTCTTTTGACTATAAATTTGGGGATAAAGGAGGGTTTGACGCACTTTTAAAGCATGATGATTTTGGGTATGTTACCCAGGGATACTTATATTCCAATGCGGAAGAATGTGATTTTGGCGGATGGATTGCCATTAACAAGTCAACGGGAGAATGGTGCATCACTGAGACTCCCATAGCTGATAACGAACATAATAAAAATGCCATTCAAAAAGCAAAGGATAACATCGAGGCATTAAAGACTAACGCACCATTTAAAAGATGCTTCACGGATACGGAAGAGTATTTTTACAGAAAGAAAACAGGAAATAGGGTGCTGAAATCAACTTGTGGATTTTGTTCCTACAAGAATGCATGTTGGGGTGATGAAATACAGTACCTGCCACAGCAACAGTCTAAAGCCCTTGATCCTAAATTTGTTTGGTATACTAAAGTAACAAACCCTAGAGTGGAAGATGAGAACTAAAAGCAAAAAGGCTAAAGGCAGACGATTGCAAAACTGGGTTCGTGATGAGCTGCTGAAACTGTTTCCCAAATTGACAGACAATGACATTGTATGTGCCATCATGGGGGAGAGAGGGGTGGACATTAAGCTGTCCAATAAGGCAAGAAAACTTATTCCCTTTTCCATTGAATGCAAGAACCAGGAAACATTTAAAAAATTATACAAGGATTATGACCAGTCAGTGTACAATTCAAAAAATAAAGAGGAGCCGGTTGTATTCATAAAAATGAACCAACGAGATCCTCTTGTTGTACTTGACGCTGTATGTTTTTTAAATTTTATTAGGAGTAAAAATGGAAGATGGAGTAGATAAATTAAACTTTATAACGATTGCAGTTCACCCTGCAGAAGGAGGGTTTGCTTGTTTGGTATTGGAAAAAGACAACCCCCCTTTAACGCAAAGCTATCATATTGCCTTGACAATCGCACATGGAATGGTTAAAATGGCGTTGGATCACCCTGATATTGTATTTGATGAAGGCGTGGATGCCATGACAAACCCACCCACAAACAAGTTAATTGACATTAAAGACGTAATGCTTAACAAGAAAAGGAAGTTACACTGATGAGTACACATTTAATTATACCAGATCCCCATGTTAAAATGGGAGTGTCTAATGACAGATTTATTTGGGCAGGAAAATTTGCCCGTGAGTTAAAACCCGATGTTATAATATGCCTGGGAGACTGGGTGAATATGGATTCCCTATCCCATTTTGACAGAGGTAAAAAAGCTTTTGAAGGACGTAGATATAACAAGGAAATAGAACATGCGGAAGAGGCATTGGATAACTTTAGCCACTATCTGTACACGAAAAAACCCAGAAAAGTTATGTTAGGGGGGAATCACGAATACCGCATTACAAAATTTGTGAATGATAACCCAGAGTTGGAAGGAAAATTAAGTGTTCAAGATATTCCTTTTAAAGCATACGGATGGGAGTATCATGATTATGAAATTCCTGTGGAAATTGATGGTATACTATACTGCCATCACTTTGCTAGTGGTGTATTAGGAAGACCTATAAGTGGTGATAACATAGCTTCGGGGTTATTAAAAAAGAACCATCAGTCAACAACAGCAGGGCATTCGCATTTATTTGACTATGCCGTTCGTTCCATGATAAATGGTAAAAAATTAATGGGATTGAATGCAGGATGTTACTTGAATCATAAGGAATCATTTGCAAAAGGAACGCAACATCTGTGGACTAGTGGTCTTGTTGTTAAAAGAAATGTTAATAAAGGAGAATATGACTTGCAAACAATTAATATTAAGGAGTTGAAAAAAAGATATGAATGATTATAAAGACTATAAACTAATAATTTAAGTTTTGAGATGTAGAATGGAAAAAACAAAAGAATTTTTAAAAAAAGCCAGTGCACTAGTTGCAGGAGATAGAGAAAACGATTATGGGGATAAGGTTCATAATCATAAAAATATTGCCAGGTTATGGTCAGCATATCTGGATACAGAAATTAGGGCACATGACGTAGCCATTTTAATGACTTTATTAAAAGTTGCGAGAACTAAACTCGGGGCTGTTAGTGAGGACACATATATTGATATGTCCGCATACAGTGCTATAGCAGGGGAGATAAAATTTAGAGAACCTAAAAAAGAATCAGAAGGAGAGCGAAGAGGAAGAGAAACATGGGAGTATGTTAAAAACTATAATAAAAAACTAAAGGAGAAAAAAAGTGGAAAATAATTTCATTATTACAGACAAACAACTGCAAACTATACTGCGATATCTGTTTACAAAACCATATCAGGAAGTGGCGACATCCATACAAATTTTAGGAGCGTTGCCAAAGCTTGACCCAAAGATAAGCCCTAATTTTGTCAAAGCTGCGGACAAAAAAAATGACACCAAGTCCTAAAAAAAATGAAGCCATTCTTTTTAGCACTACAGTGTCAATTAACAATAAGGGAGAGTTATTCACAAGGCACAGTTCACTGCCCTTGTTTATAAAATTATCCGATGGTCGTGAAGTATCCTTGCAAGAATTTTTAAAAAATGATTATTACGCCAACATTATTTGTGCTATTGTCCGGCATTGCAATTCTGATTCCCATTATTTTGATGAACAATTGGAAGGGCTTTTAAATAGCCTTTGATTGCGTCATCAGTCCATTATTCTGTTCTACTACCGATCCTGTTGGGACTATCGGAGATAACTTAGTCATCGCCATAGCGTCCGACATGGGTGTGGGAACTTTTATTTCCTCTGGTGGAATTGGCGGTGGGGCTGTTGGTTGTACGGGAGGGGTTGTGTCATCCGCTTTTAAAGGTGTTTGAGGAACTTGTTCTCGTTCTGCCATAAGGGCTGTTGTCATTGGTTTTTTATCTGCACTTACCATTCCTGCTATATTTCCAAATTCATTTACAAGTTGACTAAAATGCACGTCTTTCAGGGAACTTATTAACTCCCCTATCATTCCTGATCGTGTAACATTTCCTTCCATTCCACTATCCGGCACTTCTCCCACGCTTTCAGTTTGCAGTTGGTTTGTTAGTTGTTCCGTTACTGGTAGTGCCATTTTATTCTCCTCTCGATTTTGGGTCTGGTATTAATGTTTTATAAGGCGGATTAGTTGCTTCCCCAAATGCTTCCTTTAAATTTTCAAAAGAAATACTACTACCTAACATACCAATAGCGTTTTGTAAATTATGACCCATTACTTCACTTTTTGATAAAAAAGGTTGTGCGTGACTAGAACGCATTGTTATTGGGCTACGTTCAAAAAATCCAGATGCATAATCAAATAAAATACTTGTAATAGAACCTGGAATTGTAGACAAAGGAAGATTTTTTGAATGTTCTATGTATTCCTTTTCTTCTTTTTCCATAATCCCCTCAATGTCTTTAGTAGAATCTACCATTAGTTAGCCAAAGGGTTATTAGATTTCAATTTAATTTCTTCAATCATGGCGTCCTGCACTTCATTCTCTTTCTTGACAATAGCCAATGCTTTTTCAATTACTTGTAATGCCTCTTCAAGGGGCTTTAAGTTTACAGCTTTAGGTATTGTTGCCACTATCCTGACCAATTCCTCGCTCAGTCTTTTAAGCTCCTTTGATATGGGCTTTAAATCTATGTCATCAGGAATATCAAGCATGGCCACTTCTTCTCTTAATTTTGCTATTTCCTTGAATACAACAGTTAAATCCACAGGTTTAATCTTATCATCAACCTTTTTAATTCTATCTATTAAGTCTATTTTAGCTTCACTTAAATTTGAATTTGTTTCTTTCAGTCCACTTTTAAGTGGAGCTAAGTTAACAGGAGGCTCATCTTCTATTGCAGAAAGACGTGTATTGAACTCACCCCATGCATAAAATCCTCCGCCTATGGCAGAAATTACGCCTATAAGAGCTGCATAGGTACTAAGTTTATCAATAATTTTCATTCTTCATAGCCTCCAATTCCAGTTTTAATCTATTAGTTTTTTCTTGTGCCTTGTATAGTTCCACCCTGTGTATTTCAACCGGGTCGTTCTGTGTGTAACTCGCTAAAGTTATGTTCGTATAAATGTCTTTTGCATAAACGCCCAAGTCAATTTGATTGAATAAATCCAGATTCTGGTCTGTATAGATATCCTTTGACTTATAAAATTGCATTTTTTTGTAGGCGTTCA